ATGATCTTCTATACATTTATGACCCCATCCAATCGTACGATGATTTTCAGTACACAAATACACAGTATCTCGGTAGCCTTCAGCTTCCATGATAGATTCTTTAATGTAGTTTTCGTCCACTATTGACATATTCTCTAATCTCCAATTCTACTATTGCTTCTGTTAGTAGCTTCCAATTTACGTTTTCTTTCTTTATTTGCCCAATGTTTACCAAGTATTCTATCCACTCGTGAAAGATTTGTTCCAGCGAGTAGGGTTCTTCTACTTCTAAATGTCCATTGGTTAGTATCATAACCATAGTAGTCCATAAAATTTAAAGTTATGCTACGCACTATTGCATCAATACGCATAAATTCTGACGTATAATTTTTTTTAGAACTCATATTTTTTTCAAATGTAGCAAGTGATAACCACACAGAAGAACGATCTTTTTGTACTTTTTTAGATATTTCTTCCATATCTAAACCAACATAATATTCTAAAAAATAATATAAATATTGTCTTGCTACAAACAGAAGTATGTCACGTCTATTAGAAATTAATTGTTCTTTTGTGTAGCCCATTTCTTCAGCTACACGAACAATAATTACATTTGCTAATTCATCTTTCATTTTATCTCCAATAAAATGTAATGGACGGTATAATTAAGGCGTAAGTTTATGCTCTTATGTGACACCTGAACATTATACCTAACGTTTATGATACCATTACTTACCATATCCTAAGAATCACTCAGAGCTTTTGGTTGTGGACAACAACAAACAGGAAACACGAAAAAAAAACCTGTGCCCAAATTATTTGGAGGAATGGGGTTGCTGTCCACTAAACTTTATTTAAAATGGTATATCAACTGTTGGTTCTGAACTAGCGTTACTAGATGCAGAAGCTGTAGCTGGTTTACCACCACCATTGTTCATTGGAATTAATTGAACTTTACCTGAAAAGCGTGGAACAACTACTTCAGTAGTGTATTTAGTAATGCCATCAGATTCATATGAACGATACTCTACTTGCCCTTGGACAATAATTGTATCACCTTTCTTCATATATTTAGCTAAGCTAGAAGCAACTTGAGGATTAAACACTATGACTTTATGCCATTGCGTTTTTTCCTTGTACTCACCATCTTTAGCTTTGTAACGTTCGTTAGTTGCCATAGATAAAGACGCAAAACTGTCGCCTTTGATAGTTTCTTTGACGTCCGGGTCAGCACCCAGACGTCCTACTAATGTTATAAAATTATACATATTTTCCTTTCTATTTTACTAAGTTAATTTTAGAAGCGTCTGCCACTTGTGGTTTACTAAATTTTTCTTTCATATCTGAAACATATTTATTGTTATCAAACAAACCTAAGAATACATCTGCACTTACACCTAAATGACTGAATGCTTTTGTAAGAGCATCTGTCATAGCTTTTTTAGGAGCTTCATCATCCAATCCACCATTTTTTTTGTATAGTGATTGACATGAAGAAACAGGCCCAAAGTAATTCCAAAAATCATCTTTGTTTTTATCTGTAGCAACAGACACTTCTGCAAAGACAAGTTTGTCAGTGTAGGTATAATTAGTTGTGTAATTCCAGTCACGTCCTACTGGGCCAAATGTATTAGTCATAACCATGATTTGATACATTGGGTCTATAGTTGTAAGTGTTTTACCAAACGCTGGAAATGGTTTGGTAAATGTAGGATTAGTATGCTTTACCTCATCCCATATATACGTATTTTTTTTGTTAGTCATATTACCTCCTGTTAGTAGTTTCAATAATGTTAACCCACACGTACTTACTACGTGAAGGCTCATTTTCTAATGTACGTTCTTTACGATTTAATAAAAAATTAATTATCTTTTTTACCATCTGGTACTTCCTCAATTTTAATATTATGTTGTAATAAATATTTCATTACTTCTTTGTGTGACTTTGCTTCAATAGTAAACCAATCTACTAACTCAGCATTATCAACTATTGGACTGTTGTAATCACCTATGTACATTTCAATCCTAAACTTTTTCTTTCTTTCCATATGTTCCTCACTTGCTTAAATTTGTTGTTGTTAAATTTAAGGTTAAGTGAAGGTGCGTTACTCTGATTTGTATACCAACCACTTTGATTACCACCACTCATGCTAGTACATTTTGTTGTAGCCGAAGTATGAAACTTTATATTATTCATCTTTCACATACTTCCATACAATAGCGTGTTTACCACTTTCATTTTTGCGTGTTTGTTTTGTATCTTTAATACAACCCTTCAACACTAATTCTGAAAAACGTGGACGCACACTGAGAATAGATAGACTTAATAAATTAGCTACTTCATCAGGTGTTGCTCCATACGTTTTTTTGTTTTTAACAATCTGCAAACATTGTTGACGTATAGTAGGAGCTCTTTTAGAAATATCTAATGCTGCTTGTTTACCTGTACGTCTTTTTTTATATCCAACGTTATTGGGATACTGCAATAGGTTCATCTCTAATGTCATGAAATTCTCTCCAGTTTGTATCTATTGGTTCTTTTGATTGAACAGCTTTCCAAAATACTTTGTATGCTTTTAATAGAAGGGATTGAAACTTACGATCTTCATCAATCGTAAATACTTTATGTGTTCTGTTGCCAAAAAATATTGATAGATATGCTTTGTTAAGTTTGGCACACATCATGTAATGTTGTAGTTGAGGGTAATACCGATCAATTAAATTTGTATGTTGTTTAGGTGTATCCATAAACTGACCTGAATGTTTTGCTTCAAATACAGCTAAAGGAACATCTTCATTTTCCATACCAGCAATTACTAATCCGTCTAAATTGCCATAAATGTAATCGTTGTACCAAAGTTGCGTTTCTTGTGAGACACGTAAATTTGTTTTATTTGTAAACCATTCTCGGTTTAAATTTTCGGTAATAATACCTATGCGTACAGGTAATTTATCTGATAAATCATCTGGTTCAGTATTACCTACTTTAAGATTATATAATTCTAACCAAGTATCTTCATTTACTAATTTGTTGGCGTCAGTACCACCAATGCCATTAGGCCTTTTTTTTGTAGCGTTCTTTTTTTTCATTTTTTGCTCTCCTCATAGCTAGATTTATTTTGTTGATATAAGCTCGTGGTATTTTACCAGCCCTAAAATTTTTCTCGAACTCCGCATAAGTTTGCCCATCTAAAAACTTATGTTCCAGTACGAATAGCAATATGTTGTTCTTCCATATTTCCGTTCGTTCGTGTGGGGGTAGGGGTTCTTTTTTTCTTTGGTTTGGTGTTCGACCGATTTTGCTTATCAGATTGCGTAAAACTGTTTTCTGATAATTGTTTTCCATATGTAGATAGCTCCTTTTGTAGATACCAAAGAGCTTTTTCTAAATCTTGGCGTGGGTCTGTTGTTTTACGACCACAACGCACAATGTATTTTATGATATTGCCCTGACAATAGCTCAATCCCCATGATTGAATAGCGTCAGTTACTTCGATAGAATAATTTTTATAGTAATCAGGATTTATTGGGTCTGTCATAGTTCTCCTCCATATGTTTTCCGCAGTACCAAGTCCTAAAATTATCATTGCTAAATATTCCGTGTTCAGAACATTTAGTTTTGTTACATATTTGGTGTTGGACACGTTCTTCTCTAGTCATTGAAAAGAACCACATTTGGGGTATTTTTGTTAACTTTTGTCTTTTAGCCACATTTCACATCCCAAAGCTTCTGCCCATACACAAAACAAATAACCACTAGGTTTTCGTATTCCAACTTCCCATTTGGATACTAAACCTCTTGCAACTCCAATCTTTTCATCTAAATCCATTTGAGACATTCCCAGCTTGTGTCTTTGCGACACAAATTGAGTTATCAACTGGTTATGAAATGAAGTTCCTAGAGCTTTTTCCACAACAATAATTATAGTTTTCGTATGTTATGTGAATTATTTTAGCGTAAATATTTAGCGTAATTAAATACGTGGTATAAATGGCTGATTTTAGTACATTCTTGTATGCACTATAATCTTGACATAAGGTACGATAACTGTAACTTTCATTCGAAGAATGGCTGTTTTTAGCCATTTTTGACCATCTTTTCCACATATGTACTATATTTGTGCTAGTTTTGTTCACAGGTTTATTAATTACTATATGTTGTGGTTATACACAATAGATATTCACATAAAACAGAAAGTATTAAGTGTATAAATTTCATGTAAAAATTGTGTGCGTAGGAGGATTTAATGAGTTACCTCCAACCTTTTCACGCCTAATTCATATCTGAATTAACTATTACTTCAGTACCACCATTGATTACCTCAAGCATTTGCTCATACTTCCTCAACAATGTGCCTTACAACTTAGGTATTGTTGTTCAGCCATACGCTATTCCCATCTGCATAATGGGAAACCATTGGGGGAAGATGGATTTGTATCTAAGATTTTCCACAAAAACACATTAGTTTTTGCACCATCTTCCCTAACTTTTAGTACACAAACTTAGCCGTGTTGTGTCACGATAGCTCACTAAAAGTGTTCTTTAAAACCATGGGGAAGTTTAAGAGGGTGGTACGCCAGCATAATGCAAATAGTACCCTTATTGCCCTAGCTCTTAAACTCCCTTATTCAGAAGGTATTAACAATCTGTATTTGATACGATCTGAATTATCTAATCGTAATAAACTTTTTCTAGTTTATTATTGATAGTAAAATATCTATCATCTTTCTTTTCAAGTGTATTATGCGGAGGGTTAAAACATTTGATATGTATACTATCTCCACTCATGCTTGATATCGTATAACTAATTGGACAAGTATCAAGCCAGTTTAATAATACTCTGAGGTTATCGTTTTGATGTTTTGACATTTTGCATTCCTTTACCAACTCTTATTACATCAACTACAGTACCTTCTTCAGTTAGTTTTACATTTACTTCTAACTTTTCATTATCTTTTAATTTAGGTAATTCACGATCAACACCAAATTTAATTGCTTTCATTACTGCTTCGTTATGTGTAAATTTTCCTTTAACATCAAATACAAAGTTATCCATATTTATCCTTACTTATAATTTGTATGATCTAACCATATTTCGTTAGTCATCATATCCTGTATACGTGAACCTCTACGTTCTTGTACGTTGTATATCTTCCCTTTGGTCTGTACGTGCGTAGACCAATCGGTAGCTGTTTGAAATACTGCAAAGATATTTTCGCCATATCTATCGCTATATTTTTTATAAAGTTTGCTTAGTGTATCCATTTGAATATCACTATACCAAGATTTCGTTTCTGAATCTTTTGGTGTAAAGGCTAGTGTTTGTTGGAATAGTTGTTTAACTGTCCATAAGTTTATAGATTTTTCCAACCATTGTTTTTTTTCTTCTTCACCTTGAAGAAAATTTGTAACAGCGTCATCAATAGCTTGATAATCCATCTGTATACTTTTACTCGTATTATGTTTAATTCTAACATGAAGCGACCAATCATTATTTGCACACCCATTATCACACCATAGATATCTTGACCATGCAATTAAATCTTCGGCAAATCGTTGATTGTGCGAAGATCTGAATTGAAACTCAAAAATACTACGTTCTTTAGGGTCATCAAACATTTTAACACCTTTGATTCTATTGAATCTCCAATTACGTAAATAGACTGCTCCATTATTATCTACTGTATCTCTTATCTCTACGTCTGTTGTGTCTATGTTTGAATTTAATATTAAATTATTAAAATGATTAATCGCCTTTTTATATGAGCGTGGTTTATATGTGGAACTAACAACAGCTAATCCGTCATTAGTATCTTTACGAAATATTTCTTTTTTACCTGAAATAGTTTCGTGCTTAACGTTGTATATATTGCGTAATCCAACGTCAAAATCTGCGTCAGGATGTATGTTAAATTTACTTAACATATCTGATTCTTGTTTGTGTGCTACGGCCATTAACATGGTGGGTTCTCCTGTTGTTCGTGTTCTGATACTAATTTTTCAATCCTTATGATTTCTTGATTAATATTTGTAGTCACGTTGTTTATTTGTTTGTGTGCATTTGGCGTTAATATTTCTGTATTAGAAACACTACGTAATGCTTTTTTAACACCTTCTAAAAATTCTTTTTGTTGTAATTCATAAATCATTTTTTCTTCTTCTTTCTCTTGTTCATCCATTACCCAATTCTTAAATGCTATACTCATTCATCATCCTATCATTTGCATTATTTCAGTGTATTCCAGTAACCATTTTTTAGCTTCTTTATAATTGTCAAATTCTTTGTATGTTTCGTAAATTGTAGAACTTTCATCTAGAATATCATCATTCATATCTACTTTGTCTGGGTTATGGATTACAATTTTAAACTCACTCATCATTTACCTCGTATGTGTCTTGTTAGTTTTAAGCATAGTATAATGATACCTACCCACATAGGAGCAGATACAATACTGATAACAAGTGTTGGATTAACTCCAGCTACAAGTAAACTCACAATAAAGCCTAAGCCTAATGTGATAAGTAAAATCATAAACGTGCCTAGCTTCTGGCTTTGTTTGTCAAATTCCTTGGTAATCTTCATATTCTTTATCCTCTATTTCTCTGATTGCGTGCATCATCAATGCAAAGGCTGACATTTTGTACGCCTCTACTACGATATTATCCGTTGATACTGCTGATAAATGATCACGGATTGTTTTTAATTTATCTAGTTCTGTCATTCATACCTCCTTCTTATTATTCGATATAATCTTTCCCACGTCTGTCTTTCTAAAACTTCTTTTGCTGTTCTTGGTTCTCGTTTGGCTCTTAAGCTTAATGCACAGCCTATTATTTTTTCTTTCCAATTTTTCTTTTTCATTTTTTACCTTTGTGTAATAATTTGGTGTCCATACTGGAAATAAATATAATTTCATTTGACCTCGCTTTGCTCGGTATTCGGTATCGCTCACGAGGTACTTACAGTACTCGGTATCGCTCTCTTTTTTCCCCTTAAAGAATAAAAAAAAGCAGTAACTAGAACCACCCAGCTACTGCTTATTGGAGTAATTAATGTTTAACTGCTACTGTTTCAGCTATCTTAGCTTGTATATTTTCTTCAATCGGTTTGTTGAAGTGCATTGTTGCATTACGTTGTTTTGCATTATGATTAATATCTACACCACCATACTTTACATATGTTTTCTTATGTAATTCTAAGTATACATCTTTAATAGCTTTAACTCTATTATTGTAGATATTAAATTTGCTAGTCCATAAATTAGCTTTGTAATCCCTATCATCAGTTGAATTACTGGTTATGTCAGTATTTCTTAAATCTTTGACATTACCTAATTCTTCTATTGCATGATTACTAGCTTGTTTAACTTTATCTAACTGCATTTCGCAACCCATACGTCTAAACTCTAATCCGCGTATATGTTGTTCCATGTCTAGTTGACAATCAAATGCTTCTACATCAGATTCAGCACGATCTTTGTATAAATCTGTGTATTGCTTTTTAGCTAATTTATAAGCATTACTTTCTATAATCTTAAATTCTTCTAAGATATTATCAGCCATTATTTATCTCCTTTAGTTTTTATAGGGCTTTGAAACTCTATATCCTTGATGTAAGGTGTCTTTTTAAGAATCTCTTTTCCTTTCTTAATATCATCCCTCATCAACCAATTTGTTACCTTGGCACCAGCTTTTACGCCTAGTGTTAATGCTGTTAATGTTTTTATAATCATGTAATCCTCCTGTTAAATTAATACTCTAATGTATTGTGCTACCATGTAGCTTGTTATGAACGCTATTAAGAAACAAATAAATGCTCGTTGATATCTAGGCATTATCTACTCCTAACTTTTCTAATATGATGTTAAAGAACTCATGTTCTAATATGTCTACTTGGTCTGTATCTTCTATAGACTTAGCATATTCTAACTTCTGCTCTAATTCCTCTAATCGCTTGTCGACTTGAGCTAGTTTTGTGTAAACTATTTCTGGTATATTCAT